ATATCATAAGAGCAGGTAATTTTCCTGTTGTATATTGCCATGATTGTAAAGATGAAGTGATGGAGGAAGATTTAATAAGATGCGGTGCTCTGAACTCTATGGAGACATAGAGAGGCTAGCTGAGAAGACTGGCCCGCCTAATTGAATGAAGCGCATATTGATGGTGATCAGCGCAAGTCGGTGAACAAAGCGTAGAAAGTACGACAAATACCCGATACTTAGGTCATAAAGTAACAGATTGCAATTATTAACTGTGTAAACGGTTCTAATGGCGATATTCCAACAGAAATGACCATTGAAGACGTTGACGATGTGTTTACTATCCTTCAGAACAACTCTGGAGAGTATATTACAAATATCGTGGAAGCCGACCTAAAGTTTGGTACGGCTCCTATTGGTGATGCATATGGATGTATGTGTACTTCTAGAATGATTCCCGTCTTGTACAACATGACAGGCTTTATCAAGAAGTTCCAATATCCGAATATTAGTCAAACGCTTAGTACGGAACTGGGTGGAGCTAATAACGTGAGATTCTTTAGCTCTGAACAGGGTTCAGTATCACCAGGGGCATCAATGCTCGGCAATGATATTGCAAACTGTTTTGTAGCTGCTAAGGAGTCTTATAAAGTAGTTTGGCAGGCGGGTGGAAAGGCAAGGTTTATTTATCTGCCACCTGGATATAACAACGACCCATGCATAAAAACAGAAAATGTGCATGTAAAACCTCAAGTGATTGACTTGGAATCCTACGAGTATGCTCTTGCAGCATAGTTATGGAGACAGGGCGCAAGGTTAAGATGTTGGTAGACTATAAATATCCATCAGTATATAATAACTCTAAAAACAAAGGAGTTATTTATGGATACAAGGATATGTACAGTCTGCAAGGAAGAAAAAACATACAATTGTTTTTATAAGAGCAAGAAAGGAAAAAATGGATATGGAGAACAATGTAAAGTTTGTAGGCTTGAAAAAGGTCGAGAATATTACAAGAACAATCCAGAAATTTGTCTTGCCAAGAATGAAAGATGGAGTAAAAGAAATCCAGATAAGATTCTCAAAAACCAAAGAGCTTATTATGAGCGTAATAAGGAAAGAATTTTGGAGAAAACAAGAGAATCGAGAAAGGCCAATGGATATGCAAATACTAAAGCGTATCGAAAACGAAATAGAGAAAAAATCGATTGTCATCTTTATGTTCGATTGGCTGTTAAATTTGGAGATCTTATTAAACCATCCTATTGCGAAATTTGTAAAAATGATTGTGTCCCACATGCTCATCATAATGACTATTCAAAACCTCTTAAAGTGGTTTGGATGTGTAGAACATGTCATGGAATTGAGCATCGAAGACCTTTGCCAGCGTGAGAGACTAAGTCTTGAGGGCTCGAAAGAGTATGCGATAGTCCAAACTACAGAGGAAACCTGTAGAGGAGAATTCGAAGCGATTCCCCCGCCAAGAAATTGGTCAGTAGGCAAGCTGTTGCCGAAAGTAATAGGATGGTTGAGACATACAGCAGGTTGCTCGTTCTATCAGGGCCAATGCATTACAAACGACCTTTGGCTTCAAAATCTTCGATCAACCGGTATTTAAGGAGGTGTATCATGGCTTTGCCTTATAGTTTTATAGGAAAGTGGAATTACACTAATCCTGCTACGTCCGTTGCGGTGAATATACCTATGACAGATAGGCCAGATTGGATATTTGTTAAGGATTTGACAAATACTGGCGCGCTTTCAACGGCAGAGGCAGCTATTGAGTCGGAATGGTACAGTGGTATGGCACAAGGATCATACATCGGAGAAGGTCAAACTTCAGCTACACCAGCTTCTAGTATTACCTTGTATCCAACGGCTGGAACTAGCGGAGGTTTTACCTTCGTTGATCAGACAAACCCGCCACAATATACCAAAGTTGCCATAACGGCAATCAATGGCACAACTGGTGTAGTTTCTACAGGAACAACTACCGGCATTAATGTCGGTGACTTTATCAGATTGATCAATGTGACAAGTGCATTGGAATTAAGCGCCATATTGTTTCAAGTGACTGCAGTAAGTGCAAGTGTTAGCATCACTTTAGGTATGTTGGCAACTGCTGCGACTGCTGGGTTAGTAGTTGCTAATGGTACAACAGGATTCTATCAAAAGGTATATCCTGGCTTCATGTATCCAAAGCTTTCACCAGTGCTATACATTACTCAAGCGACGCAGGCGAAAGTCTATTTCGCGCGACCTAATGATTATACACCTGGCGAATTGGTGGACTTCCAGATACCACTTCCCTATGGGATGATTCAGTTAAGCAATTTAACTGCGACACCAGTGGCAGGATTCTATCCAGGTCATCCTCCAGGAGCTGCGAGAGTACTGCAAACGATAAATACAGCTACAGAATCATCAATCGTTATTGATTATGATACTACTGGATTTACAGCGTTTCAGTTTCCAACTTCTGCGGTATTTGCTGCACCGACGAATGCGTCGCCAGCAGTATGTTTCCCGGCAGGTTCGGGTATTGTGCCATCAGGTGCAAGCGCGACAACTATAGGAAGTGCAACACTTCCTCAGTCACCTCCAGGGACAAACTTAGTGGATAGCTTTGATAATCATGCACAATATGTAATGAACTTAGGTTTAAACGTAGTTGGCGCAGCTAGCGCAAATATGGTTGTAATGGCCTTCAAGGCAGATTTCAATAATGCTATCACTAATGCATAGAGAAATTTAATTTAAATGCCATAGATAATATAATGGCCCTCATATAAAAGTGAGGGTCATTATGAGAATATGCATTAAGTGTGAAACGGGTAATTACAATAAACCCTTAGACGTACTTTGGGTTTGTAGGAAATGCCATAAGGCAATACATAAACTTTTGAAATAGGTGAAAAATGGAAGTATTAGAGTTAAGCAAAAAGCAAAAAAACACAATGGATCCAGCACAACGGGATGTCTTGTATAAAGAAATGCGCCGTAAGGATGAGAAACTTGTGAAAGGTCGCTTTGAATTTGTCGATGCTCAGGGCGGTTTTTTCGAATGGTCATTTCGCAAATATAAAGGCGAACTATTCCAAAAGATACGTTTTGATCATGGCGAAGTTTGTGAAATACCGATGGTGTGGGTCAAACATCTAAATAATACATACCGTAAAGTTCGGCGATATAATTTGGAATTGCCATCAACAGGCGGAAAGACACCACGTGCTTTTGACATGCAATCACGAATAAGATTTACCCCGATTGATTTTCTATGAGTTTCTTTTTACCATCGGACTTTGGGGCGCCCTATGGTGCTAATTTTATTCCTAATGTGCAATATATAAGCAATATTTCACAGGCGATTCAGGCAGTGGTAACTTTTACGGAAGATCATAATTTTACACTATGGGAATGGATTAGCTTCAGAGTACCCCAAAGTAATGGGATGATACAATTAAATAATCAAAAAGGATTGATCATTTCACTTACACCGACGACTGTGACAATCGATGTTAATTCACTAGGTTTTTTTCCGTTTATTTCTAATAGTAATCCTCAGATCCCATGTGTTGCTGTCCCTGCCGGAAGTGGCATAGAGCCATATTTTGCGGCTACTACGTTAGAAGATGCGTTTGACAATGAGCCAACATTATGACACTTCAAACATTTGTACCTCCATTCCCACTCTTTCCAACGCTTGCGGATGCTATCTTAAAGACTCGGGAGCTAACAGCATCGACTAATAATTTCCAAGTGACAGATACATACATTGTCACACAGATGAATAGTTTTTATACCTACGATCTACCATCAAAGTTTAGGTCTTTAAAGTTAAAGGATATATATACATTTACGACAAATGCGGGCCAAGACACATATTCATTTAATAGCGAGCTATACATTACCGTTGATAATCCCTGCTATTGCGCTAAGCGAGAGATAAAACTTTTTAATGATCCATGGAGCTTTTATGGTGTAAACTTTAATTGGCAGCAACAGGAAAACTTTGCCAGCGGAATAGGTAATACGGGTGCTGCAACGGGGATTATTACAGGGATAACACAAGCGACAAATGCTCTTGTTTCTGCTGCTAATCACGGTTTAGTAAGCGGTGAAAGAGTACTTATCAATAATGTTTTAGGGATGACTCAAGTCAACGGCAATTCATATACAATAACAGTTGTTGATGCTAATGACTTCCTTCTTAATGTAAACTCGACAGGATTTACGGCATATTCAGGGGCTGGTAATTGGTTTAGTTCTCCTTATAATGGTCAAACGACGGCCTCGCCTATCAGCCCTAGCATTAATAACGACCCAGGGCCTCAAAGCAATCCAAGCCTATATTTTCCTCAAAGTAGAGTACAAAATATATTAATTACAGCCGTTACATATGGTGCAAATGGTATAGCGAATACACAGAATGTTACAGATGATGGACAAGGCAATCTTATTCAAATATTCACAACAGAAAATACTACAAATCAAGAGTATGGCTGGACATATTATCGACAATACGCATCAAGCACGCCATTAGTGCCAGGAAATGCTACAATCAACTATCAGACTGGCGTTATAACTGGCTTAACTTTTGCAGAGGCTATACCTGCAGGCACACCGATTCAGATTCAATATAATCCAAGACAGACATCTATACCTCTTGCGATTATGTTCTATCAGAATCAGTTTACGCTTGCTCCTATGCCCGACAAAGGCTATACGATCGAACTTACCGCCTATAGATCCCCAATAAAGGCGCTGTTAGCTCCCGATCAATCCGGTAATCCAGAACTTTCCGAATGGTGGGAGATTCTCGCCGTTGGCGCAGCGAAAAAGATCTTTGAGAATAGGATTGATTCAGATGGAGTAATGTTTATTGATAAAATGCTTAAGGAGCGTTATGACATTATCGAAAGTCGTACCTATGCATCTATAGGTCAACGAAGTATTTACACAATTTATACAGACCAGCTCACCCAAAATTATGGGGCTACTGGTTTTGGCGTACTTGGAGGTGGGCCATGATGAAAGTAAAGGATGGGAAAGTCTCGAACACTAAGAAGAAATTGAAGTCCCTTCCCACAAAACCAGTAAAACTGGTCAATGCATTCTTTAAAGGGAATTCGACCACATGAAAGTTAAATCTAATGTTATTTGCAAAGATAATGGAAAAGGTCAAAAGAAGAAATGTTGGACAAAAGGGAAAAAGAAATATGGTAGTAATAAAAGGTAAAGAGAAGAAAGAAAATAAACGCATCATTCCGGCAAAGCATGGCATGACTGCAAGAGCTAAGAAGATTCTTAAACGTCCGCAAGATAATCAACCTATTGCAGCAGTGGCGGTGAGCTAATGTCTATACCAGAATATACTCAAGGGTATCCTCCCGATGGTTCAAGTTTAGGTCAAACGAAAATACAAATAAGAGATAATCTTGACGGTACATTTTTGACATTAGGAGTTGATCATATTAATAATAATGGTTTGCCAGGCGATAATCCTGCAGGCTATCATAATCTTATTCATATGGTCGTTCAAACAGCAACCCCCTCAAATATTACTGGAATAACTCAATTATTTGCAGGGAATCCTTCAGTCCTAGTTAATCC